AGCAACAAATTCACAAGTAGGAAATGGTGGAGCAGGATCAAATGCTTGGCCGGGAGATTGTACATTAAGAGCCGGTGGTGGTGGCGGTGGTGGACAAAATTCTGCATCAAGTGCAGGACCTGGTGGCGGTGGTTCTGGAACTACTGGTGGAACTGGTGCACCTGCTGGAACTGCAAATACAGGCGGTGGCGGTGGTGGATCAGGATGCAGCAATGCAGGAAATGGTGGATCAGGTGTTGTTATTGTAAAAGAGCCAGCAATAAGTAATCCTAAAAGTGCACCAGGTGTTTGGCAAATGAACACAGTATATGAATTTGTAAAAAATGGTTGTTGGTCAGGATTTAATCCATTTAGTGTAGATTATTTAGTAGTAGGTGGTGGTGGAGGTGGAGGACAAGCAATGCAAGGTGGATCACCTTATGCTGGTGGAGGTGGAGCTGGAGGATATAGAGCTTCTGGTTATGGACCTTCTCCATTAAGAGGATGTGCATTATCATTAACTCCTGGAGATTATCCAATTACTGTTGGAGCTGGTGGAGCTACAGGAAGCCCATCGTGTGCCAGAAATGGAACTAATTCAATTTTTTCAAGTATTACATCAGCTGGTGGTGGAGGTGGTGGTCAAGGAAGTAGTCAACCTGGAAATGATGGAGGATCAGGTGGTGGAGCTGCAGGAAACACAAATCCAGGATCAGGTAATACTCCTCCCGTAACTCCTCCTCAAGGAAATGATGGAGGAACAGGTGAACCTGGAACATCTACATCTGAAGCTGGTGGTGGAGGTGGAGCAACTGCTGCAGGTGGTAATCATGGACCAACAGGTGGAGCAGGTGGTGCTGGAGCTCCTAATACAATTAATGCATGTGGAACACCTTTTTCTCAAACATCGTTTGCTGGTGGTGGCGGTGGTGGTCGTTGTGGAGCTGGAGGATCAGGCGGCGGTGGTGGTGCAAGTGGATCCCATAATACTCAATACCCAGCAACTTCAGGAACAGCAAATACTGGCGGTGGTGGAGGCGGAGGAGCTTCTGCTTCTCCAGGTAATCCAAGTTGTGCTCAGAAAGGAGGATTAGGGGGATCAGGAGTAGTTATAGTAAGAACACCTTCTGCTACAAGTATATCTGTAAGTCCTGGTACAAATGCAACAGCAACTCATCCAGGGGGTGAGAAAATAGCAACATTTACAGTTTCAGGAACGTTGACAATAACTTAAATATAAATTATAAATTAATTTTTAGGAGAACATAAAATGGCACATTTTGCAGAACTTAAATCAAAAGTAGATCCAACAGGTTTTACATCAAATACACATCAAGTAGTGGAAAGAGTTGTTGTTGTGGGAAATGATATTCCTGCAAATGGAGGAATTCTTGAAAATAATGATATGCATGTTGATGGAGAAACATGGTGTGCAAACTTTTTTCAAGGTGGAAGTTGGAAACAAACTTCTTACAATAATAATTTTAGAAAACAATATGCAGGTTTAGGTTATGTATATGATTCAACAAAAGATAAATTTATATTACCCCAACCTTATGCTTCTTGGTCACTAGATGGTAATGATGATTGGCAAGCCCCAGTTACATATCCAACTATTGAGACTTATAATCACCCTACAGAAACATATACTCAAGAAGATGTAGATGATGATGTTTATAAAGAAGGTCACGAATTAGCAGGACAAAGAATTAATTCTTTTAATGTAGGTGACGCAAGAATTATGAATTACAATATAAGTTGGGATGAACCAGGCCTAAAATGGACTGCACAGGATCACGAAGATCCATCAAATAATTTTAATTGGGACGCATCAGGGCTAACTTGGGTGTCCGCGTAAGGAGACTCAATCATGGCTAGTCCTTCAGGATCAGCAAACGGCGGTATTATAGGAAAAACGAATAAGACTTCGTTTGGAAAAAATACTCAAACAGTTAAAACATCCACAGGAAGTTTCACTACACAACCAGGAACTAGAATAGCTCAGACAGTAGTTGTAGCTGGTGGAGGTGGTGGAGCAAGAGCTTGTGCACCAGGAACTTTTGGATCCGCTGCTGGTGGTGGTGGAGCTGGTGGTTTAAGAAATGTAGAATTAAATGTTTGTGGTAATTCACCTTATTCAGTAACTATTGGAGCCGCTGGAGCTGGTGGTTGTACAAATAGAGGTGGTAGTGGTACAGATTCAATTTTTAATCCAGGTGGAAGTGAAGGAACTACAATGTTTACTGCAACAGGTGGCGGAGGTGGAGGGCAATCTTCTACTAACCCAGCTGTAAGTGCAGCACCCGGACTAGATGGTGGATCAGGTGGAGGACAAGGAGCTGTCCCATCACCAACTCCTGCAGATGGTGGAACAGGAAACACACCTCCTTTTAGTCCACCTCAAGGAAATAATGGTGGAAAAGGTTTAACATGCTCTAACTCTGGTGGTGGAGGTGGTGGTGGATCTGGAGCAGTCGGTGGTGATTCTCCTGGAAGTTCAGTAGGAGGTGCTGGAGGTGCTGGAACAGATGTAAGTCCAGATTTTCCCGGAGCTCCAAACTGTGGTGTTTACGCTGGCGGTGGTGGCGGTGGTGGTGGAAATCCAAGCGGACCAGGAACAGGAGGCGCTGGGGGTACTGGCGGTGGCGGTGCTGGTGGAAGCAGAACAACTGGAACAGCAGGTACAACTAACACTGGGGGTGGTGCTGGTGGATCAGCTAACTCAGGTTCAGGAAGTGTTCCTGGAGCAGCCGGTGGTTCAGGAATAGTTATCGTAAAAGAATTAAGTAAAGCAAGTGGTGTGTGGTCACTACAAAGTCAATTTCAAGCACTAAAATGTGGAACATGGCCAAAAAAAGTATTTAATATAGATTATTTAGTAGTCGCTGGTGGCGGAGGTGGTGGTTTTAGACACGCTGGTGGCGGAGGTGCTGGAGGATATAGGTCCTCTGGTTATGGACCATCTCCATTACAAGGCACTGCTTTAGTTTTAAATGGAGGAGATTATACAATTACTGTTGGTGGTGGAGGTGCAGGAACTCCAACTTCAGCAAGTGCTGATGATTTTGGATCTAGAGGAGGTGATTCAGTTTTTTCAACAATAACTTCTACAGGTGGAGGTGGAGGAGGTGGTGAACCTTCTCATCCAACAGCTCCAAGAATGCCAGGAGGATCAGGAGGTGGTGCTCAAGGAGGTGGAGCTGCATCAGGTGGTTCAGGTAATACTCCTCCTGTAAGTCCTTCTCAAGGTAATGCAGGTGGTACAGGTGCACCCGCAGGTTTTTCAGGATTTAGAGGTGGTGGTGGAGGTGGAGCAACTGCAGCAGGTGCATCAGGCCCAGCAAGTGGAAATGGAGGTGCAGGTGCACCAAATACAATTACAGGCTCAGATGTAACATATGCTGGAGGTGGTGGAGCAGGAATTTTTAATGGAGGAACAGCAGGAACAGGTGGAGCTGGAGGTGGTGGTAATGGTACAAATAGTAATACTGCTGGAGCAAATGGAACAAACAACACTGGTGGTGGAGGTGGTGGAGCTGGTTCTAATCCGTCTGGAAACGCAGATGGTGGTACAGGTGGACCAGGTATTGTAGTTGTTAGAGCGCCTAGTGATATAACTTTTGCAGTATCGCCTGGAACAAATAGCACGTCTACACACCCTGGTGGAGATAAAATTGCAACCTTTACAGTTTCAGGAACATTGACAGTTAGTTAATAAATGTTATATTAAGTTCATAAAGATATATGAACCTAACAAATTATTATTGGTATTTTGAATCTGTAGTTCCTACAAGAATATGTGATGACATTGTTCGTTATGGAAAACAATTGCAAGATCAAATGGCAGTTACCGGTGGATACGGTGGTAAAAAATTAAATCAATCTCAAATTAAAGATTTAAAAAAGAAAAGAAATTCAAACGTGGTTTGGATGAATGATCGTTGGATATATAAAGAAATTCAACCTTACGTTCATCAAGCAAATCAAAGTGCAGGTTGGAATTTTGATTGGGATTTTTCAGAATCATGTCAGTTTACTAAATACAATAAAGGTCAATATTATGATTGGCATTGTGATGGTTGGGACCAACCCTATCATGCACCTAATCAACCTAGTCATGGTAAAGTAAGAAAACTATCTGTAACAGTAACTTTATCTGATCCTAAAGAATATACAGGTGGTGAATTAGAATTTGATTTTAGAAATCTAGACCCAAATAAAAAACCTAATATTCGTAAATGTAAAGAAATATTACCTAAAGGTTCTTTAGTAGTATTTCCTTCATTTGTGTGGCACAGAGTATGTCCAGTTAAAAAAGGGTCAAGACATAGTTTAGTAATATGGAATTTAGGATGGCCTTTTAAATGAAAATAATAGATAATTTTTTATTAGAGAATTATTTTAAAGAATTACAAACCTTAGTTTATTCTGATAATTTTCCTTGGTTTTATCAACAAAAAATTACAACATTTGACAAAGATAATAACTTTATGTTTACTCATATTTTATATAACAATGATAAATCTAATAGTGATTTTTTTCCTAAGTTTGAATTAATAAAATATTTTATTAAACAACATAGTAATTTTAGTAAGTTTTTAAGAATAAAATTAAATCTATATACAAACCAAGGTAAAAAAATAAAACACAGCAAACATCATGATTGGACCGATACAAACAATAAACCAGACAAAGATGTAAAAATTTGTATATTAAATTTTACAACTTGTAATGGTGTTACCGTCATTAAAAAACAACCAGTGCAATCTAAAGAAAATCAAATGATATTCTTTAATAATACCAATGAACACTATGGTGTTACCCAGGACAATAAAGACACAAGAATAGTATTAAATATAGTTTATAAAAATTAATGAAAAAAAAATTAAAAAAAAATAAAAACGTTACATCGTATCCTAATCAATTATATAAAGAAGAATATTTTAAATGTCCTATCTGGTTTGCTGATGAACCAGCTTTTGTTGATACTTTAAATAAAGCATCAGATAAATATATTGCAGAATCTAAAAAAAATTCAAAAGAAGATATTGATAAACGTAATAAAAAATTTGGAGACAAAGGAGACATGGGTCACGTATTTCATTCTACGTCTTTAATTGGAGACCCTGCTTTTTTAGATCTTCAAAATTATGTAGGTGCAACATCGCATAATTTACTTCAAGAAATGGGTTTTGATTTAACAAACTATCAATTATTTACTACAGAGATGTGGGTGCAAGAGTTTGGTAAAAAAGGTGGAGGTCATCATACATTACATACACATTGGAATGGCCACATTTCTGGTTTTTATTTTTTAAAAGCTAGTGAAAAAACATCTTTACCAATATTTGAAGACCCAAGACCAGGCAACGTAATGAATCTTTTACCCCAAAAAGATCCATCTAAAGTTACTCATGCAAGTCATCAAATAAACTATCAAGTAAAACCTGGAAGAATGATATTTTTTCCATCTTACATGCCGCATCAATATGTGGTAGATATGGGGTATGAACCATTTAGGTTTATTCATTGGAACTGTCAAGCTATACCGAAAGGAGTATTAAATGTCGTTTAAAAAAAATAAATATACAGTATTAAAAGGAACTATAAGTAGAGAGATAGCAGATTTTTGTTATGCCTATTTTTTAAATAAAAGAAATGTAGCAACATTTTTATTTGATAATAAATTTATTTCTCCCTTTACAGAATATTTTGGTAGGTGGAATGACGAACAAGTTCCTAATACTTATTCACATTATAGTGACATAGTAATGGAAACCTTACTACAAAAAGTAAAACCTATTATGGAAAAACATACTGGAATTAAATTATCTGAGACTTATTCTTATGCAAGAATTTATAAAAAAGGAGATGTTTTAGCTAGACATAAAGATAGATATTCTTGTGAAATTTCTACTACATTAAATCTAGGTGGTGATCCTTGGCCAATATATTTAGACCCTACAGGTAAACAAGGACAAGCTGGAATTAAAGTAGATTTAGATCCAGGAGATATGTTAATATATTCTGGATGTGATCTTGAACATTGGAGAGAAGAATTTACAGGTAAAGATTGTGGACAAGTATTTTTACATTATAATAAAGCAGGATCAAAAATGGCTAAAGAAAATGAATTTGACAAACGTCCGTTT